CACGTAAACCTTGTTGTATATTCTTTAGCGCTTTTTTATATTCTGTTTCGCCCGTAAGCTTTACGCTACCGCCAAAGCCTGCCATATCTGCACCCCCTTAAAACCACTCTTCCGCCTGCTGCGCTTTAAGTTTAGCTTGCGCGTAAGTCGTCCTAGTCGCTCTTAATAATAGCTCTAAGTCAAAATCGTCTTTGTATAGTTGATACTCCGCGTTAAACTCTTTAAGCGTCAAGCGCCCTACTTCGTGGTTAGTTAATTTTAATTTAGTCCTGCCGATAAATTTAAACCATGAAAAGTTAATAGTAGGATCGCTAACTTCATCATGGATAATTAGTTTTTTTCGTCTGATTTAGTACTATCTATAACCGTTTTATTAAGCGTCTTAGCTGCATTAGCTAAGCCTATTTCCGATATAATACGCCCTACTTGTTTCTCGGTTAAAAACGGTCTTTTTATAAAGCCCTCGTCGTCTGCGTGATCTTCGTTATATATGTCTATACCCTCGTTAATCATTGCGGTAAATCCATACTTAAGATCTTTTGCTTTTGGCTCTGCCTCTGCCTCTACAAGCTCGCCCCACGCCTCGACGCTGCCGTATTCTTCTTGTATTAATTCCATAACATTAAGGTTAAAAACTAACTCGTAGTCTATCCCCTTATGATTAATTATTGATTTTTCTATTTTTTCTACTTTCTTATTTGCCATAGCTAAAAACCCCTTTTCTTTATATTCGCAAAAAGGGCGGAAAGCTCCCGCCCTATCTGCATTATTTTAATTAAATCTCGTCTGCATATACCGCGTATAATGTAACGTCGCCGCTTGGTGTATATGGGCTTGTTACGTTAGGCGTTGTTACGCTCGTATTTGTAGCCCAACCGCTAAACTCTTTACCCTCGGGCGGCGTAATATTAGTACCGTCCTCTAATGTAATGCTTTCGCCTGCGGTTACTGTCTCGTCGTCTACTGATCCCGTACCGCCCATAAGGTCGTAAGTTACCCTATAAGTTTCTCCGCTCGCTGCTAACAAGTTCTTAAGATAGGTAAGCGCGTCGCTCTTTGTATCAAAAGTCTTTGATTTATTCCAAGTATTGTCAACGTCGTCAAGTGTCGATATAATACCCTCTACCGACGGGGTAGAAAATTCTATACTTTCGCCCTTGGTTGTCTCGTCCTTAGACGGCTCGCTAAACTTAACCTTATATAAAAACTCTACCTTATACTTGTAAGCTCCGTTAACCATCTTAGTAACGATACGTCCAACGCCTACATACGGCGCGGTATCTGTAGCCGCTTTAATTACTTCGCCGTCTTCTGTTACGTTATGCCCTAACAAATCCGCAAATACCTCTTCGTTATCGTCGGTAACTCCAAGTGTTATAGTACCATTGCTAAAGCTTGTATCGCTTTCGGCTAATGTATCGTCGCCGTAAAGCTTAGCCTCGTTATTAGTGATAGAGGTAGAGCAACTAACCGCCTTTCCTAGCTGCTTAGCGCCTGCATATAGCGCCGTACCGTCTGCCGTCTCTGTAAGCTTACTATACCATATATTAGTTAAACCAATATTAGCCATTGTTTAAACCTCGCTTTCTTTTGCTATACAAATTGTCTTGTGATAATATTTAGTGTCCCGCTCGTATAAGTCGGGACTATCGCGGCTCGGTTGATAAGTCCACCCCGCCGCCTGCATTAAATCTATTAAGTTACTTATAACGTTTAAGTAGTTGCCTTTGCTATATATATCAAAGTCGTAGTATTGTACGCACCCTATAACCTCGTCATCGCCTGCTAGCGCGTTGTCCTTGTCTAGCTGCATATAGGTTACGTAAGTATCGGCGTTACCGTCATAAAACATAAACGCAACGGGTACGCCTAGATCTTGTAAGGTTGTCTCTATTTCTTCATTAAAATTAAATAACATAGCTTACCCCTTTGGTATATATTTATCTTGTACCGCCTGCATAGCCTTTTCTATTTGCGCCTTTTTAAAAGATCTACGCATAAAAGGCTTTTTAGGGTAAGGGCTATTACTTCGCCCGTACTCTGTAACATTTGCCACAAGCGGCGCGGGTATTCTTTCCCCGTTGCGGTTTATAAAGTACCCATAAAAAGCAACTTTAGTATTAACTCCGTCGTCGCTTGGCGTCTTATAAGTCTTAGTAACCTTAAGACACTTCATAATATTAGAGCTATACCAACTTTCGGGTATACTTGCTTTAATATTTTGTAAGACAACGTTAGCGCCTGCCTCTGTCATTTCTGCAAGCATTTTATCGGTATTCTTTTCTAAACCCTCTAATTGCTTAATAATATCGTTTGGTAACTCTGCTTTAAACCTTGCCAATCTGTAACACTTCCTTACATTGTAGCTCTAGCTCTTCGTTAGCCTCGTTAACGTTGTTGATATATTCAATACTATAAGTTTTACCTCTAAACTTAATTAGCATATCGTAAGTAATGATTGTTTGCGGGTAGCGGATTGTAAAGCGTGTTAAGGCTTTTTCATAATCCGTATTATTCATAATAAGGGTAAAGCCCTTAGTAGTCTTTACCTCTGCGTAAGCCGTAAGCACTAACTTTTCTACGTTAGACGGAAAGCCCGCCGCGTCTTTGCCCTTAGTTACTTGGTATACTTCTATACGTCTATTATATTTTCCCGCGTTCTTTTCTACTTTACCCATACTATAATAAATTCCTTTGGTGTAAACCTAATATATTCACAACAACTCGGTTAACGTTTGAGTTATCCACGTATAGCGCCCTATTATCGTACATATCTTGACATAGTACAAATACTACTATAACCATATCGTTATAAGTGTCTAGCGTCTCGGCGTCTGCTATACCCGTATACTTAAGTATATAGTCAACCGCTACGCTTATAGTTGACGTTATAAAGTTCTCGTCGTTCTGCGTTAGCTCTGCGATCCTTAAGTAGTCCGCTACGTCCTGCGCCGTAATATCGCTAACTTTTGTAATAGCGTTCATAAGTTACCCCCTTTAGGGGCTTATTACCCCCGCTTTGTCTTTGCCCTTGTGGGCTTTTTATCTGATTTAACTTTATCGGCTTTAACCTTGTCGGCGGGCTGCACCTCTTCAATGTAACCCGCCTTTAAAAGGTCTTTAGCTATGGACGCGTCGGCTATTTCTGCTAACTCGCCCACGCTCATAGATATTACACCGCTAAAGTTAACTTTAGCTTTATACATCATAAGCGCCCCCTTACTCGGTAGCTCCGTAAACCGCGTATAATGTTACGTCTGCGGTTACTGTATAAGGGCTTGTTACGTCGGGCGCGTCTGCGCTATCTGTAGTAGCCCAACCCTTAAACACTTTATCGGTAGGCGGTGTAATTCCCGTACCGTCGTTTAGTGTAATTGTGTTACCCTTAATAGCCGTAGCCGCTGCTACTTCGCCCGTACCGCCGTTAACGTTATAAGTTACGGTTGCAATAGATACATTTACTACGGCGCTAGCCTTGTCGGTTACGTCGTAAGTACCGTTAGCGCCTATATTAATACTACCGCTTGGGGTAATACCGCCGCTATATTCCTCGGCAAGTCCCCCGCTAATATAAGCGCTAGCCTTAGTAGCGTCTACGTCCTTAACCTCGCCTACGCCCATAGATATAACGCCGTCCGAAAAGCCTATAAGGGCTTTAATAGTCGTATTAGCCATACTTTAGCCCCCTTATATTAAGACGCTGCCATAACAAGCTTAGCTATCTTCTGCGCGTCCTCTACTTTGGCGTCAAATTCAAGCCAACCTACAACGCCTACCGCGTGTTGTGTTGCGTACTTCTCTCTAAGTACCTCTATAGACATTTCCTCGCTAAACTTAGTAGCTAAGCCGCGCATATCGCCGTAGTAAATAGCGGTCTTTCCTGCTGCCATATCGGGCATATTGTCGCTGACATATACGGGCTTTCCTAACAATGTACTACCAAATGGGCTTGATAGATCATCATTAAGCAAGTAATAACCCGTATTACTCTTAAGAGTTCTAAGCGCGGTACGAGTAGCAGGCGACATAATCCAAATAGCGTTAGCTTGGAAATCGTCTTTAATAGCGTCGTGTAATCTTACTACCTCGTCGGCGGTAATAGCCGTTGTTGCTGCTGCGGTAAGTAAGTTAGTAAGAGTAGACAAGCCCGTAACTCCGCTAGCTGCTCCGCTTGGTACGTAGCCGTTAAGCAACTGATCCTCTATAAATCTCTTAATAGCGTAAGCCATACGCTCTACGATAAAGTCCACAATATTAAACTGTGCATTGTTAATAAGTGATCTACTAATAAGAGTAAGCGCACCTGCTAAAAAACCGTCAAGTTCGATCTTGTCAAAAGCTCCAACCTGCGATTCAAGCTCTTGAAACTCTGTAGCGTATGAAACAGTAATAGCGTTGCTTGTTTCGTCGTAATAAGGTACTACAAGCTTACCCTTTACGTTGTACTTAGTTGAGCGCTCCAAAATTGGACAAATGTTATATACCATTGCTATAATTTTGTTAGCAATAGTAGTAGGAATAACCGCACCGTTAGCGCTCTTAGTCATATTAGTAGCGTCGCCTCTTTCGTTCATTACTACGCCTCTTACGTAGTTCTCGAAAGCTCTACGATCTGCCTCTTCCTTGCAAGCTGCCTCTTTAAGCGCCTGCTCTTCTGCCATTGCTGCGCCCTCTTCGTCTTTAAGTTCCTTTTTCTCGTCCTTAATTTCGTCGTGGATCTTAAGCGCCTCTTTAATCTTTCTTACGTCGTCGCGGATCTCCGCCAACTCCTGCGCCTCGTCGTCTGTTAACTCT